TCTTGAAATTGAGCCGCTTCAGCTCTAAATCGGATGCATTAGAAAGACGTTGTTTTGTAATTTCTTCTATTCTCATTGTCACAACACTCCAAATTTCCTCAATTTCGGATGGGGCTTTTTCAGTTGCTCGGAAATCGCCTTATTATCCACGACCGGAAGCATCACGCATCGGCATCTCGGATGAACTGGAATCACACCTGATCCTTCGCCAACCTTATATCTTGTTCCATTCAGACCTGCGCATATCTCGCAGGGATCGTCAGCATTGCTGAGCTCAACCTCCTTAACACCAACTTGCTCAAGGCCCTGGCAGTAGCCTATGTTCTGCGCCCTTGCTGTTTCGGTACGTGCGATGTTTTCCATACGCATTCTGTGTGTCTTGTTCGTATATCTCATAACTGCCTTGTCAATCCGAGCGGCGGAATAGCCTGGATGTTTCTCTGTCAGCAACGTACGGTAATTGATAATTGACTGTATCTGATTAGAAGTCAGACCAACCAAAGGACGCAATTCCCTTGCAATTTTTGGCATCGAGTGACCCTCCTTGATTCCGTATTTGACGTATGTGTTAATCCCTTCTTTAGTCTTTGCTGTGACCCCGACAACCAGTTTGGAGCAGAATTTATTGACTGCCCTAACTGCCTGAACATTTATGACATCAAAACTTCCCGCGACGGCTAAGTGTCTGTAGGCAGCATTGCCACTCGTTTGCATTATCTCTAAAGCCGCAGGCTTGATTGTCCTTATGCCTTCGCTCTGAACAAGCTCCCAGTCTGTCAGATTAACCGTCGCTTGCCCTACGGAGGCTGCAGACTTCTGGTACCTCTCCGACAGATCACGCCTTACTTGTTTTTGCATATAATCCATCCACCCCCGCACGGTGACCCGTAGAAGCCTTTCATTGCTTCTCATAAGACTGCTTAGGATATTTCCAATCTTAGGCATTTAATCCTTCCTGCGTAAATTTGGTAATCATATCCTCTATGTAAAGAGCAATTTGATCCCGCTTAAACTGCTTTGAACGCTCCTTTTTCTTGTTTGTATATCTACTTTTACAGCAGTGTATTTTGAGCTTCTCCTGCAGCTGTGACAAACAAGCATATACAAATTGCTCTTTGCATAGAGGACATTACTCTATTTCTCGATAAATTTCACTTTCAGATTCAAGCTCGTCATTTTCTTTGCTAAGCTTAGATTCTGTATCAGCTTCACCGGCCTCAATAAGATTTGACTGTATGTAAAACTTGTCCCCTTCGACATAGGGTTTCTTTCCAAGCTCGTTGCGTGCCTCATTAGGCGTCAGCAGGCCAATACCAACGGCCTTTGTCATCCTGTCAACCAATGCATCGTAGTTCTTCAAATCAATATCATTGAATTTGAACCTGTATATTTCTGAATTCAACAGTTTGCTATTTATGATTTCCTCAAAGTCAAGCTGCAACGGTTCTACAACGCTCTGTATGTAGACTTCCATAGTCTCTTTCGTGGATTCGCCGCCAAGCGGACCTGTCACTTTGACACCGACCCTTTCAGGCGGCATCGAATACGCAATCAGTATGTTCTCGCGCCTCGACTGCTCGTACAGTCTAAAGCTTCCTTCCTTGACGTCGACGCCGAGCTTGTCGTAAACTAACTTACTGTGAGTATCTTTAGTAGAATTTGGTGTCTGTATAACTAAAGTGCGGTGTGCATTTGAACTGCCCTTAATTTCTTTATCCAGAAAATCCTGGAGTTTCTTCTCAGCACCATCCTCCCATTCACCCTCAAGAGTAATCAAAGCTGCGGGAATGCCATAGTTCTCAAAGAAAGACAGATTGTAATCACGCAAGCCGATCAGACCGGTTATGTCACCAACTGCCGAAATGCAGTTCGGAACGCCATAATAATCGGATTTCGGATAATAGTTCTTGTAGAATATCAACTCATTCGCACTATCCCTTCCCCTGCCGGCGATTTCCTTACCCGTCTTGACGGAGATGTTCTGGGTCTCACCGAATTTCCTGAACCATACTTTCTTGTTGTTGCGGACTTGACAGTATTTTATTTTTGACTTGTGAACCTTCAGCGTGTGCGCAGGCACATGATAGATATCCGCAACGTCTTGCTTGTTATTACGTGCAACTTCAAGACCACAATATCCGAGTGCGCCCCAGTCAATCAGCAGGCACTTCAGTACAGTACGGAATGAATCTTCGACATCCGATTTATCCTTAACGAACTCTTTCAGGCGATTCAGCTCTGCTTGATTGTCTTTCTTGCCTTCTTGCAAACGAAAAGTCCAACCAAGGCCAGCAACATCGCTCGCAAGCTGATTAACGCAACGAAACAATATGGGATTTGACTCATATAGAGTCCAAAACGATGTGGGCGAATAAGGCGGCGAAACCAAATCATTCTGCAGCATCCATTTGTTCGTAGATTCTGAAAGCTGCTGCGAACTGCTTTTCTTCGACTCGGCCTTCTGGAGCAGCCCATACGGAAAAATTCCTTTCGAGGTCTCGACAAAAACGCGTCCCTTCTTTATTTTCCTTTTAGTCATTTTGTGATTCCATATTTGACATTATTTCTTTCTCCTGAACCCAAGCCTCCACAGCAAATCCGCAATTTCCCTTGCGGTTCGATCCACCTTTTCCTCCGATATGCTCCAATTCTCCGCGTGCAGACTTTCGTGCAGAACAGTCTCAAGCCCGTTCTTTGTGTTAATGTCAGCCAATATAAATATAGTCGGTGGCTCTCCCAGCGGATTATCACATACACCATCAATAGGTCCGGAGAAATCCAACCTATACTTAACACCATTAAATCTATGAGTCCTGACTTTCGCCATCTGAACTGGCATACCTTTCTGATATTGTAGGCCAAAAACGTTTTGCCTTTCCCTCCGATGCAGGCTCGAACAAGATGTACTTATGCTTATGCTCCTTGAGCCATGCCTTTGCCTGCGATACCGTAAATTTATCCTTCGGGAATCTGATGGCTTGCAGCTCCGTTGCCGCTCCTGGCTTGGACTTTAATGGTCCTCCATATAGCATGATACCTTCTTTGGTTGTTTGCATAACTCGTATTCTGGCGAACAAACCAGGAGCTTTTATTCTCGCAGCATGATAGTTCGGATATGGCTTTTGTACTGTCCTTGTATCTGAACCCTTCATCTTGGCACCACACTTGGGACACTTGACTTTGGTACAGGGTGTTCCTTTCTCATCACGTTTCTCACTGTAACCACATGCGGAGCACACACAATACTTTGCACCGCCATCACCTTGAGCAGGGCCTCCTGCACCCCTGCCCTCTCCCCGCGTCTTCTCTTCTGCACTCTTATGGTACATAGATGTGACCTTTCCTGAATTTGCCATCTACCGTATAAATTGCGTAACGTAAAGCGTCAACCGTATGATCGTCTTTTTGAACCGGTATATCCTTCGGATTGCTGCTCAAAGTCCCTTTTGGATAAGAATAGACGGCAACCTCTCGACAAGTATTTCTGCATGTCTTAGAAATGAACAAGCTCGGCTTCCCATTCTCTTTCACCTTAAATTTGCTCTGCACAAGCTCTATGCCCTTCGCGATGTCTTTCTTCGCCGCAATTGTCTTGATTCCAGCCTTTTTCATCTCGTTTCGATTCCCAGAATCCTCTGGATCAGCAATGTTCTCAACATAAGATTCACCCTTACTAAACAGCTTGACGTTACGTATATGCTCTTGGATGCCGGTCTGCTTCTTGTAATATTCACGATAGACGTACCAGTTTTCGTCTTTGTCTTTCGCGAGCCAAAGACAGACAAAAGGATTCGTAAAACCAAAATCAAACGATCTGTACTTCCTCCAATCGTTTGGTATCCGAAAAGGTTCTATGACATGTATCCGACGGCTGTAGGTTTTGAAGACACATCCATAAAAACTCGCGAAATCACCAGCGATTCTTGTCGCTTGAACTTCTTCAGGCCATTCTGCTATTTTAGCATCAATCATCTCATCTGGAATATAACCACCGCGACTTATACGATTATCGTTGAGGTTTATTTTGAAAACTTCGTCATTCGCCGGCAAATCTTCAATACGCTTCTCCAAATCAACCTGTGGAATTGCGGGTGTCATCGCCCAGCTCAAAAAACCGCTTCTTTCCAACAATCTCGAAGTCATCTCGTCAAATATGCCAAGAAAGTCATATAGACACTGCTCATCGCAGTGAATGGAGTCAATTGAACGCCCCTGGAATTCCTCCCTGCCTTGTGAGAACGCCTTGAACTCCAGCTTATGCCCATTCTTGAGAAACACTCTCTTGGGTATTTTGTGCATTCCGTACTCAATACCTCCAGGAACAATCATTTGCTGCGGAATGAACTTCTGAAGCATGGGCTCCCAGAGAATATCGCGAATCTGGTCCCAATTCTCGGTGCAGGCCCAATGCGTTCCTTTTGGTCGATAATGAATCGGATGAATGTCAAGCAGAAGCATCGCCAAATCCATTAGATTCGTATATGTTTTGGATGAGCGAACGCCCCCAAAAAGCCATCTCACTAACGCATTTGACTTATGAAATGCCTTCTGAATTGGCCCTAATGGCTTGTACAAAAGAACCGCATCGCTCATCAAACCAATTTCACCATCCGTGAATTCCGATTTCTTAGTCGAAACGCTCTGCATACTTCTCCCGCAGTTTCTTAAGCTCAATACCTGAACGAGATTCAACAAAAAGTGTGGACTGCTCAATAGACTTGAGCGTGGGCATTATGAAATTCGCTATTTTCGCCATAGCATTGGGTTTGCCCCATGCAGATTCAACCCACTTTTCAAGGAATGTGATGCGTTGCTTTCTACCCTTGGCCTTCCTGTCCTCGATGTTGTGTATGGCCTGTATGAATTCGTTGATAGAGATTTTATTTGTGGAGCCCTTAGGCCTTCCATTTGGATTACCGCTTTGGCCTTTGACAAATCTTCCCCTGATTACTGTTTTCTTTCTGTTGTTTACAAATTTTTTATCAATGGAAGCCACTAACCCTCGCCCCCTACCGCCTACGGCCTTCTTTTTTCCATCCTGGGATCCATCTACTCTCGAACCATCGACCTGCCCCTTTCTTTTAGTGGTATGTTTTTTCCCTGCTTTCATGCTGCATAATATAAAAGCAAGAAGGGTGTTTGGAAATGCTTATTCCAAAAAAAAACTAAGAAATGCTATATAAGTAGTTTATCTATATGAGATAAAAATTTTCAAAAAATTATATTTTCTCTTGTTTTATGCTTGTCCCGCTTCTATTCCTAATCAGTTTGGGTATGTTAGATTTAATTGTGGCCGTAACGGCGGGATAGTCTCGCACCACAACCAATACAAGCTTTTCAACAACATTATCTTGCGGCTTCTCCTTTTTGAATCACAGATGCTTCAAGCTATGGCAGAGGAGAATCGAGAGATCGGCCAGCACGACATCAAGATAATGACATCGACTATTGAGCAAGTGAAGAATTTTTTGGATGGGGAGTTGGCAAGATTTGAGACATGGAAACAAGCTCGTAGTAGTAAATTTACTACTACACTCTTTGAGAATGGAGGTAATTTTGGCCGAGCAAAAAAAGAAGGTGTAGGCCAGAAGACAATCCTCAAGTTCCTTAATGGTGGTAAGAAGGATGGTACTTGGAAACAATCCGAGATTCAGTTTGCCCTTGAATTGTTGGGAGATAAAGATGTTGATAGGGATGCTGTTGAAATGTTTGATAATCATTATCAAGCGAAAGAATTTAGATGTGCTGTGAGAAATTCAGTCTCAAAAGGGAAACAGAAAGAAGTTTCTGGATGTTGATTTGTCAAAGTATAAGACATGGAAAGCGTCTAATAAATTTATTAGACGTTGATAGTAGAATCCTATACTTAAAGTTGCAATGCTGCAAAAATCTTTCAGAGAAACAAACCAGGCTCAACAGAAAAGTGGTCAGCAAGCTTTCCGATATGAGCTTTGCTTAGACTCCGTACACCCCTGAGTATTGCAGGCCCTAAAGTCCTACTGCCGAGGACACGTCCCAAATCCGAACCGGTCATTCCGTTTTCAGAAAGCAAAAACTTTAATATATCAAGGGGGGTATGTTTTCGTCCCTCAAAATATTCGTCCTCGTATGCCTTGATATTAGATGTGAGAACTTCGAGATAATCGCTCTGATCTCTGGTTAGACGTATACATGATGCCAAATTGGACGCAATGTTCATGGCTTTTTTATAATCGGTTTTTGAATGAATTGGGCGAAGTACAAAAACCTCTTCCTGTAGTCCTAAAAAGCTCTTATGACATTCTGATACTTCGATTTCCATTTTCAAGCTCCTCTTTAATATAATCATATTCATCGTATACATTATATTCCATCCTGTTTGAATTTTCAATCCAAGTTTTTATCTCCTCAAAAGCCGCTCTCCAAATAATTTCAGCCGCTTTTTCCTCACCATAAGCTTTATCGCTAATGATATCATTGATTCTTTCTTTATTGTGTTTCCACCAATCTTCAAATGCTTTCATCTTCAAACACCTTCTAATTGAGAAACTCAAGTCTGTTTGTAGTTTTGCAACCGCACACGAATTTTTACAATATTCCCACAAATCCTGTTGCCCCATTTTGTGCAAAATGGTACTATATCATACAGAATATTCATTATTACACGTAGCAAATGGATGTAAACTATTAGCATCAAGCGTGTAGTAGTTTTCATTCTTCAAGCTCCTCTTTAATCACTCTAATAGAGACATAGGGACATCCAATATCCCACTGTTTTTTTAACAACACCCATTTAAGAGCTTCTCTCCAAGTTCTTCGCTGCTCATTCCACAAAGTATGTACCTTAATATCCGCTAATTTTGGCGGTTTTGGATATAGTTTCTCAAATGCTTTCATATTGGCTTTACCTCTATTTTCAAATTAAACTTGTATAGGATAGCAACAACAGCCGCCAGGATCGTCCTATGACTTCCAGCTAACAATCTGTCAATTTCACCTATCTCAACACTTGTGCAGACTTCTGCGCTGAAAGACCCGCATGAATTGATTGGCGCCATTTATGCCTTTATATTCGCCATGGCTAGTTATTATTACAGGCTCCCTGATTTGGGGCTCAAAAAAACGGGCATAAGGAACGTCATGCTTGATAAGCAGGACCTCTATCTGCTCGCTCAACTCTGAATGATCCCTAAACAAAGACACACGCTTATATGACATAATCAATGTACCTTCCAAATTCATTTCTTTTCATTGAATAATTTACGTAAATTATGTTCAAAAACATTCCTTTTCACCATCATAGATTCAGGAACAAATTCATCGAATGTATCTGCTCTCAATGGATTTTCAAAGAAGCGGGTATTATTCTCTTTCGTAATTTGATTCTCCAAATCATCATAAATTACTATGTAAGGGCAACTTAAATAGTTATGTATATGCCCGTTAAACACAACCAAACCCGTATCGATACATTGGCGCTTAATTTGTTTTTTCAAGGGCAGGATACGGTAAAGATCATCATACATTGTAGCCTCACAAAGATCCTCTACAAAGATTGGAACATTATTTAAGAATTTCTTAAAAAACTTACCAACATCGTTCATTAAAAAGTACACCATTTTGAAACCTCATAAATAACAGAGTCGCCATCCATTTCAAAAAGGCCGACCCCGTTAAGGGGTCAGCCCCGGAGGAAGATGAAAAAACTATTCTTTTTTCACCAACAACTTATTCTCAGCATTCTTGAGCTTATCGACTACTTCCATATATCTATCAAGAATCCCTTGATCTATCAAAAGATCAGATTCAATGGCTATCTGCATCACATCTTCCAGTGCTGCTTTTATCTGCTTCAGTTGTAATAATGTCATTGTTTATTGATTCTGTAGTGTTTACGGTCCAAAAGTCTCCAGAAGACGTTCCCCTAAAGAATCCACCCGAACATAAAGGTCAGTAATCTCTGGACGATCTAAGCATAGTTCAGTCCAAGCAGACTGAATCTTTAGAAAATCCATCCATGTAAATAGTGTAAACTCTATTTGGTGCCTTTCTTCTTCACTCATATTTATTTCTCCTTTGGAACAATCATTGATCAAAAGAGCTGCCCAATCCTTTGAACAGCTCACCTTTGAAGGAGGCGCATTATTCAATATATATTATCACAAAAAACCACCCTACAATCAAAAAGAAAATAAAAAATAATTTATTTTTTAAGATTCCTCTTCGCCCTCAGATAGGCACTACGAGCCTCTCTGGCAGTCCTAAAATGGCCAAGATGTATTGTTTTCTTGTTCCTCCCATCCCAGATAAATGCCTTGTATTTCCCGACATTCCTAAGATAGGTATATCCCTTGACGGATGGCTTCTTGGAAGGCTTCCCTCCGTCCTCAAACAACGGCAATCCCTTAGTGGCCCGCTTCCTGTATTTCTCTATGTTTCTCTCCTTCTGTTCCTTGTCTTGAAATGTTTCGACCGTTGTACAGAATTCGTCAATCCTCTCAAAGGGTATTCTATTGATTTGTTGTTTGCTACAACCCATTACAACTTGCCCACCTTCACAGTTCAACCACCTTTCCCGTCTGAAGCTTCGGATTGTGTGTTACCATGATAATCTGTATCCCAAAATCTTTTGACAGACCTTCAAGCAGCAGCCGAGTATTCTGCCAATACTCAGCAGACACATTTCCAAAAGGCTGATCCATAACCAACAACTTCCTCAATTTTGGCTTTGCCAAAACCAAACATGATAATCTCAATGCAAGGGCGGCTATATCACAAGCAGCCCCCGAATCGCCATTCAGAGGGTCCTCAACCTCGTGACCGTCTTTCATCAATATTAGAACCACTTCCGTCCTGCCGCGTTTCTTATCAAACCGAATCTTGAAGCCATAATCAGCATCATAGAACACAGTTTCTAAACACCTACTGACAACACCTGCAATCTGATTATGCGCCCTCTGTTGGACCTGCTGAGAGGCCTGTTGAGCAACCTGCTGAGCCTCCTCAATGTAAACCAGCCGATCCTCAGCAGCAATAAGCTTCTGACGTTCCTCATCGCAGCGTCGTTGGGCAACCCGAAGGTCACTCAGCAGACCATTGGCTTTCCTTCTCGCTTCAATTAGATTCATCTGGCCAATCCTCCTCAAACTTCTCAAGTGCCGCGTCAAATTTCTCCTTGGAATCCGCCGCCTGCCGTTTCCTTCGCTTCAACTCCTTCTTAGCCTGATCCAAGGTACTGCAATTAAATTCATGCTTTAACTGCTTCATTACCTCGCTAAGAGCACCCTCAGCTTGGTCAGCTTTCTGCTGAGCCAATTCGACCCTCCTCTTCAAACTAAGATATTTATCGAGTTTTGTCATTGTTTTCTTCCCTTGCTATAAGCACTGTAATTATCCAATGAATTGGTGAGGCTTTGCAGGCCATCCAATAAAAAACATTATCAACAAATTTTTCTTGGCTTCCACAATAATTGAATACGGTATATGCTGCACGGTTGTACCCATTCTTTAGCTCGTTTCTAAGACTAAAAGCAAGATCAGCAAGAATAACATATCTGCCTGGAAATGTGTCGTGCATTAAAATATCGCACACACCATACCATTTAGGCCAATTATCCGTATTATAATAACGATTCTTGAAATATTCGCAAAGCCAGGCGCACTGTTGATTCTCATCCATATCTAAAACTTTTAATAAATCATCAATTTTTATCATTCTTCCATCTCCAAATTTCTAAACTAAAACAAAAACACAGAAACGTTACTGACACGTCATTGTTTTTATTGCCCAGGGCATCAACATGATTCCACCAAGCCAATTTAATTGGCAAGGCCAGCTCACCACTAAACCAATTGTGGTTACTACACACTGAAATAGTATATTCTGGATTTTTGCCCCACTGTATCATCATTTCATTTCTCCATCGCATCAAGGATGATTTGCTTTGCTTCACTTGATATCTTGTCATCCCGTAAAAAAATCTCTTTCATAACCTCCACAAAATCCAAAAATGTCTTGCCCAGCTTCCCAAGCTCATCAAAGAAGTCCCCCATCTCTAACGTAGTTTTGGCCTCCTGTACTTCTGCTTCAGCAATGTACCTATCTTCTGACGTGTCAAGATAGTGTGGAACGACTGAACCATCATCTAGCAGCAAACCCACCTGTGGCTTGTAATCAATCTCGTCTGCTTTTCTTCGCATCAACGTTCCACAATTAAAAACCCTAACTGAAGCATCTTCTGCCAAAAAACCCCTATGATTATCGCCATAAACTGCAACATCATAACTTCGCAGCCGATCTCTTTTAAGCAGCACATTACTTTTCATAGGCGCCTCTGGGTAAGAATGACCAGTCACCCAAATATAATCGTGAACAATTGCCACAAGAATCTTACCCTCAGCAAGGGCAACATCAGAAATCTCCAATGGTATAAGTTCATATCCTGGAGGAAATCCGTAAACAAGCAAACCCTCACCAATATCTGTCATACAATTTGGCTTAACATTTCTGATCTTCCCGGCTTTCACCAAGGTCCAATAGGCACTTCTGTGGATATCATCATACTGGTGGTTCGGCAGATCATGCTGTCCTGGAATAGCATACATGTTATCAGGCAAATACTGAATCGCATAATTTATCAATTCGGCAGGAGCATTCCAGCCATCAGCAGTTTTCCTGCTGCGGTCAAATATATCACCGGCGCAGAGAACTGGACATCCATAATTACTTTGCAGCAATCTCACCTGCTTCAATGGCCTTGCTTGCGCCTCCAACCAGTCAGGTTCTGCTGACCTCCAGATTGGGGCCTTCAATGATAGATGTATGTCAGCCAGAAGTATTGCTAAGACGTTATCTTTGCCCCGCACAGCGGGCACCTTCTCCCCGCGATTTGCTTTAGTTCGTCTTTGAATCTTCGTAGATTTTCCTCTATCTGACATTTTTCACGGCTCCTAATTTCAATTGATTCAACCAAATTCGCAAGCTCAATACACCGAACATCTGCCTGCTCTGATTCTTCTTTCAATTTTTTAAGGGGCTCAATCGATGGTGGTTTATCCCTTAAAGCAGTCTGCAAGCTCTGAGCAGATTCGACCAGCTTGGACAGCTTCTCAACAGAATCTGCTATTTCCGCATATTTATTCCACATAGACAGCGTTTTCTGGCCGCCTGACACCTTCCCTAATCGATTTTCCCGCACTAATACGTGGTTTTGCCCTGATTTCAAAAGATCATCGATTGTAGAGCATTTCTCAGCATTTTCCTGATATTCCTTGTGCAGGCCCTCTACTTCTATGAGCCTTCTATCCAAATCTTCAACATAACTCAATTCCTCCTTTTCCTGCACAGCTTTTGACAGAGATTTCTCTGTAACTTCAACAACAATCTTTGTCTTGCGGAGCTCGGACGCGATATTCGCCAAGGTACTATCGATTACATCAAGACTGACTATCGAGTTCAGTTGACGCGACACTTCACCGGCAGTCTCGCAGAACCAAAACGGTGCTGAATGCTGTCCTTGGAAATTCATGTCTGATACATTCACGATTTCTGACACGTCCCTCGGAACGTCATTCCCAAAAGCGGTATAGGGAACCTTCTTGCCACTCAATCTATAGGAATTATTGCCTTTGCCCCTTATCCGCGTAATCGTTTTGCCATCAATGGACAGTCTAACCTTTGCTTCATCAGAATCCCAGTTTATGAACGCATCGCCCGCCGGCTTATTCAGCATAGCCCACCGCAGGGCACGCAACATCCAACTTTTGCCGATGAAACTTTTACCTATAATACTCGTAACATTCGGGCTGAATTCTATATCAAGCTTCTTGTTC